CTTCTGGGGGTCGGCACCCCGACCAGGCCCACGACGCCGTTGAAGGTCGCGCTCGTCACGGCGAACGGGGACGACGCGACCGCTGGCACCGAGGTGACCGGCGGCTCCTACGCGCGGCAGAACCTGTCCGTCGCCGCGGCCGTCAACGGCGCGACCAGCAACTCGGCTGACCTCGTCTGGACGGGGATGCCGGCCGCGACCGTCGTCGGCGTCGAAATCTGGGACTCCGCAGGGACCCCGGTCCGGCTCTGGTACGGGCCGCTGTCCGCGTCCCGCACCGTCGCCGCTGGGGACGAACTCCGCCTCACCGCCGGATCACTCGCGCTGTCGATCCAGTAGGGAGGCGCTCGTGCCGTCCCTCAGCAGCCTCGTCGACAACTTCAACAGCGGCACCCTCGGCCCCGACTGGGGCAACTCCTATGGCGGTACCGCTGTCGTCGCCGGCCGGGCCCGCGTCCCGTGCACCACCGGATACGCCGGCTGCCAGACCGCCTACTCGTGGACCATGGCCGGCGCCACCTTCTTTGTGCAGGTGCCCACCGTGCCCGCAGCGTCCACCGCCGCGGAGGCGTACTGCGGTGTGATGGTGCAGTCCGCGACCGCGGGAACGCGTGTGGGTTTCATCATCAACGCCGTCACCGGGCTGATCAGATTCAAGAACGAGGTCGGCTACTTCGACGCTGACTCCGTCGACATTCCCTACTCGGCCACTGATCACAGGTGGCTGCGGATGCGGGAAGACGGCATCAACGTGTACTGGGACACGTCGCCGGACGGGACGACGTGGACGAACCGGCGGACCATTCCCACGCCCGCCTGGATCCTCGCCGAGGTCGATGCGTGCGCCCTCGACATGAGCGCCCACCGCGACGCGGGCGTCAGCGACTACGCCGAATACGACCTGTTCAACACCCTGTCCAACGGTGCAGTCGTCTCTGGCGCGGCCACCCTGTCCGCGGCCAGTGCACTGACCGCCACCGGCAAAGGCAGCGCACACGCCGCCGCGGCCCTCACAGCCGACACCGTCCTCGCCGCCGCACCGAAAGTCGCCGCCCACGCCGCCGTCGACCTCACCGCCGACACCGCCCTCGCAGCGGACGCGGCCAACAGCGAAATCCCGGAGGTGGCAAGCTTGGCCGCAGGTGACTGGGACCTGTACATCGAGCAGGGCGCCACGTTCGTACAGACGTACACCGTCGTCGACGACCCCGACTTCACGTGGGCGGGCTGGAGCGCGCGGGCGCAGATCCGGTCCGCGCCCGCCGACAGCGGTGACCTGCTCCTCGACCTCACCCCGTACCTGACGATCACCGGGGCGACGATCCGGCTCGCGATCCCCGCGACGCAGACCGAGACCCTCAACCGCAACGGCGTGTGGGACCTCGAAGTGCAGCAGGGCGCCACCGTCGTCCGGCTCCTCAACGGTCGGATGATCGTGTCGCTGGAGGTGACCCGGTGAAGATTCAAGTCGGTGGTGAAGCACAACCCGACGACATCCAGGTCACCGGCGGCCAGCCCTCCCGCGTCATCGACGTCACCAACAGCCTCGTCCCCGACCCGATCGGCCGGTCCGAGATCGGTGCGCCGGGTGGCGTTGCCGGCCTCGACGAAACCGGTACTGTGCCCGACACGCAGATCTCCACCGCGGTCGCGCGAACCGCGTCGACGACCCGCACCGGACTCGGTATCCAGGTGCCGCCCTACTGGGGTGCGAAGTGGCGGGCCGCGCGGGACGTCGCCGCAACCGGCGGGAAGACACGGATCGTGTGCGTCGGCGACTCCCTCACTCACGGCTTCTACGCCTCCAACCTGTTTACCACCAGCTGGGTCGGCCTCGTCCGCAACGCCCTCCAAGCCCAGTACGGCGACGGCGGCCTCGGCTACTTCACCTCCATGAACAGCCGGATCGCCGGCCACGCCGAAACGATCTGCGCCGCATGGGAAGCCGCCGGCTGCTTCGTCGGCCAGACCGGTACCTGGACCGCCGACACGTCGAGCGTGATGGGGCCCGGCATCTACTCCGTCGACAGCACCGCCGTCGGCTCAAGTCTCACATTCCCCGCCCGCGGATCCACCGTCACCATCTACACGATCACCGGCGGCACCGGGCGGTCCGCGTACACCTACAGCATCGACGGCGGCCCCGCCACGACCGTGCCCGACGGAGGCGGCGGCGGAGCAGCCAGCATCCAGACCACCGTCATCCCCGGTCTCTCCACTGGCACTCACACCGTCAAGATCACGCACAACGGGACAGCCGGACAGAAGCTCAGCGTCTGCGGCGTTGGAACAGAGAACACCAGCGGCGTCGTCGTCAGCAACGTCGCCCGCTCCGGGGCCCGATCCGGCGGCTACGCCGTCCCCGCAGCCTCAGCCCACAACGCCGTCTGGAACGGTGGCCCCTCCTACCCCGGCGACCTCGTCATCTACTCCCTCGGCGTCAACGACGCCGCCGCGAACACCACAGGCGACGGCTGGGCGGCGAACGTCGCCAAATACATGCAGGCCATGCGTAGCGCAGGCGACGGCAGCACCGACCTCCTGATCGTCATGCAGCACATCGGCCTCCACGAGGGCACGAACGCGAAATGGCAGGACTACGTGCAGAGGGCCCGCGGCCTCGCCGACACCTACGGCGCCGCCCTCATCGACATGTGGGCCATCGGCCGCAACTCCTGGACGTACTGGGACCAACTCGGCGCATTCGGAACCCCCACCGTCCCCGGCGCAGTCGGCCACGACACCGTCCACCTCTCCGACATCGGCCAGGCCCTCATCGCCGACACCGTCCTCCCCCTGCTCACCGCCTGACCGAGGAGACCGCCATGCCCCGCACGTCCATCGCCGCCGCGCAGGCGTCCCGATCCGGCACGGTCCTCCCGGCCGCCGTCGCGGGCGACGCCGCCAACGGCAACGCCGTGGCCAACGACGGCCGCACGGTGCTGCTCGTCCACAACACCGGCGCGAGCAGCCGCACGATCACGTTCCAGACCACGGTCTCCGTCGACGGACTCACCGCCCCCGTGCGCAGCGAGACCATCCCCGCCGGGGAGACGCAGGTCTTCGGACCGTTCAGCCCCAACGGCTACGGCAGTCCGCTCGGCTTCAACGTGGACAACGCCGAGCTCACCGTCCAGGCGGTTCGGGTCTAGTCCTGGAACGAGCCGTCCCTACGGCGCTGGTGGCGGCCCATCATGTGGCTGCACTGCGGGCACGTCCGCAGGAACACCGGCTTTACCAGCCAGGAGAACGTGAACAGATAGGCCGTGTGACGCCCCATCCGAGCGATCCACGACATCGTGCACGTCCTGCAATCACGACACCCACTGGCCATGACATCCCCCTATCTCGCGCGCGCATCATGCGCGTGGGCCAATGATCACACCACTGATCCGTCACGCACGGGGCGATGTGACACAGACGTGACCATGCAGGAGGTTGTTCGTGCCAGTAGCACCACCCACCCGATGCGGGGCCATGGGATGCCATGAGATGGCTACCAAGCGAGGGCGATGCGATGAGCACCAGCCTGAGCCATGGCGAGGCAGACCGTCACCCCAAGAGCGCTACGGCATGAGCAGCGGCACCATGCGCGCGCTCAAGCGGCAGGTCGAGGCCAGAGATCACGGCTGCTGCTACGTCTGCGGGGGCGAAGGGGCCGACGAGCTGGAGCACAAGATCCCCATCAGTCAGGGCGGGGCATCGCGCGACCTCAACAACCTCGGCTTGATCCACTCCGAGCCTTGCCACCGCGAGAAGACAGCGCGCGAGGCCGCAGAAGGATCAAGAAAGGCGCGCGAAAAGAAGCTCGGAAGATCATGATCCACGCGGGCGCGCGCACGGGTAGGGGAGTCAAAATCACGGCGCAAGATCGCCGGGGGACCGCCGCGGCCAGAACGGAAGACGCGCGCTCAGATCGCTGACAGGGGGTCTGACATGGGACGAACCGCGGCCCCGGCCGGTCTGAAGTTGATCACCGGCCGTTCGCCGGGCCGGGACTCGGGCGGGCGCAAGGTCGAAGCTGGGCCGGCGTTCAAGCGAGTGCCCCCGGCCGCCCCGGACTGGCTGTCGGACGAGGCCGCCGCCGAGTGGGACCGGGTGATCCCCGAGCTATCCCGTCTGGACTTGGTCAAGGAGCAGGACCGGGCGGCGCTGGCGGCGTACTGCGAGGCGTGGGCGACGTTCGTCGAGGCGACGCGTGTCGTGCAGGAGGAGGGCCTCGTCATTGAGGCGAGGCAGGGGAAGCTGGCGCACCCGTGTGTGGCGATCGCCCGGAACGCCGGCCGGGAAATGAGAAGCTGGGCCGCCCACTTCGGGCTGACTCCGTCCACGGAGCAGGCCCTGGCCCGGGGCGGGGGCGACGATGGGGACGAGGCGAACCCGTTCGCAGGTTCTGGCTGACCTCGGGATCAGCCCGGAGGTCGGCTGGTACATGAAGGCGCGCGGGATTCCGCTGCCGGACTGTCCTCCGAAGGTGCAGACGCCGAATCCGGGCGAGGCGCCGGGCGCGGTGTTCGATCCGGGCCGCGTGGACCGGGTGCTGAAGTCGTTCCATCTGTTGCGGCACACGCAGGGCAAGTGGGCGGGCAAGCCGCTGGATCCGGATCCGTGGCAGGTGGCCTACATCATTGCCCCGGTGTTCGGCTGGGTTCGCTGGGACGATGAGGCTGAGGGCTACGTCCGGATCGTCCGCAAGCTGTACGTCGACGTGCCGCGCCGTAACGGCAAGACGACGCTGAGCGGCGGCATCGCGGTGTATCTGATGGCCGCGGACAGCGAGCCGGGCGCCCAGGTGTATGCGGCGGCCACGTCGGAGAAGCAGGCCCGCTACACCTTCGACCCGATCAAGACGATCGCGGAGCGGGCGCCCGCCTTGAAAGGCAACGTCAAGGCCTACACGAAGAAGATCACGCATCCTGCGTCCGGCTCGTACTTCACGGTGGTGTCCTCGGTCGCTGAGGCCATGCACGGGGCGAACGTCCATGGCGGCATCATCGACGAGCTGCACGTCCACAAGACGGCAGACCTGGTGGAGACGATCGAGACGGGCACCGGATCCCGCCGCCAGCCTCTTGTCGTCATCATCACGACGGCCGACGACGGCAAGCAGGAGTCGATCTACGACCGGAAGCGCCAGTACGTCGAGCAGCTGGCCCGCGGCGTCTTGCACGACCCGGACACCTACGGCGTGGTGTGGGGGGCCGACGAGGACGACGACCCCTACGCCGAAAGTACCTGGCGCAAGGCCAACCCCGGCTTCGGGGTGAGCCCGAGCGCCGCCTACCTGCGGGGAGCCGCCGCGGAGGCTCAGCAGTCACCGGCCGACCTGGCGAAGTTTTTGCGGCTGCACTTGGGGATCCGCACGAAGCAGTCCACCCGGTTCCTGACCATGCAGGCCTGGGACAACAACGCCGGGCTCGTCGATGAGGAGGCGCTGGCCGGCCGGGAGACGTGGGGCGGGCTGGACCTGGCGTCCACTTCGGACCTGTGCGCTCTGTGCTGGCTGTTCCCGGACGATGAGACGGGCACGCTGGATGCTCTGTGGCGGTTCTGGACGCCGGAGGACAACCTGAAGGCGCTGGACAAGCGCACGGCGGGCGCGGCGTCGCGGTGGGTGCGCGAGGGCTGGCTGGTAGCGACGCCGGGCAATGTGGCGGACTACGACTGGATCCGGGAGCAGATCCGCCGGGACCGGGACAAGTTCAAGGTCCGCTCGATCGGCTACGACCCGTGGAACGCGTCCCAGTTGACGAACGACCTGGTGTCGGAGCGGGCGCCGATGGTGAAGGTCAGGCAGGGCTTCGCGACCATGTCGCCGGTCCTGAAGGAGATCCAGCGGCTGGTGCTGCAGGGCACTCCTGGGGAGCCGGCGCTGCGGCACGGCGGGCATCCGGTGGTCCGCTGGTGTGTCGACAACCTGGCCGTGGCGATGGACCCGGCGGGCAACGTGAAGCCAGATAAGGCGAACAGCGGCGACAAGATCGATGGCGTGTCGGCACTGGCGACGGCCATGTCCGAGATCGTTGCCAGGCCCCCGCGCCGGAAGTCCCGGTACGCGGACGAGGACGAAATCATGGTCGTGTAGCGGCCGGGGGAGGTCGCGATGTTCGCTTGGCGTCGTACAGCGGTCCGTAAGCGGGTTGTCGTCAACCTGGCGGACAAGGCGTTCAGCGGGATTCTGTGGGCTCAGCGGGGCCCGCTGCTGGTGCTTCGTGATGTCGAACTCCTCGAGGCCGGGCGCGAGCCCCAGAGGGTTGATGGCGAGGTCGTCGTCGAGCGGGCGAAGGTGGAGTTCACCCAGGTCCTCGCGGGCGGGGGTGGCTGATGGCGTTCGTGGTCAGCTCCGGTCAGCTCGCGACGACGGGCGGCGGCGTCACCCCGATGTTCTCCGCGATGCCGATCCCGGCTGCCCCGTGGGAGTACGAGGCGATCTGGCGGACGCAGCCGCAGGTGCGCACGGTCATCTCGTTCCTGGCGAGGAACATCGCGCAGGTCGGTATCCACACGTTTCGCCGCATCAGCAACACGGACCGGGAGCGCCTCACGGAGCATCCGCTGGCGCAGCTGCTCGCCGAGCCTCTGCCGGGGATGACGCAGTACCGGTTCATTGAGCGGATGGTGTCGGACTACGCCCTGTACGACGACTTCTACGCGATCAAGCTGCGGCTGCGGGGAAGGCGCGCGCTTCTGCCGGTCCCGCCGACGCTGATCCGCCCTGCTGAGGGCAACTGGATCGCCCCGAAGTACTACGAGACGGCGGGCGGCCGGGACTTCGCACCGGATGAGGTGGTGCACATCCACGGCTACACGCCCGAGACGCTGACGCACGGCACCTCGCCGATCGAGTCGCTGCGCGATGTCCTTCTGGAGTCCACGGAGGCGGCCAAGCAGCGCGCGGCCATGTGGAAGGGCGGAGCCCGCCACACGGGTGTCCTGGTGCGTCCTCCGGATGCTCCCGAGTGGGGGCCGGGGGAGAAGGCCCGGTTCCGTGAGATGTGGCGGAGCTTCACGCAGGGCGGCGGCGGTGAGGGCGGCACGCCGATCCTCGAGGACGGCATGGACTACAAGCCGGTCGGCTTCAACCCGCAGCAGGCTCAGTACATCGAGGCGCGCAAGCTGACCCGCGAGGAGGTCAGTGCGGCGTACTTCATCCCGCCGCCGCTGATCGGCATCCTCGACCACGCCACCTACTCCAACATCAAGGAGCAGCACAGCCACCTCTACCAGGACACGCTCGGCCCCTACATGGCGATGTTCGCCCAGGAGATCCAGGCGCAGATCCTGGCGGATCTTCCCGACAGCCAGGACGTGTACTGCGAGTTCAACATCGACGCCAAGATGCGCGGCAGCTTCGAGGAGCAGGCCGCTGCCGCGTCGACGGCGACAGGCCGGCCGTGGATGACCGTCAACGAGACGCGGGCCCGTAACAACCTTCCCGCGATCGAGGGGGGCGACGAACTGATCGTCCCGATGAACGTCACCGAAGGCGGTCTGGCCTCGCCACGTGACACCGCGCCGGAGCCTGATGCGGCCCCAAAAGCGCTGGCCCGGCGGGTAGCCACCAAGGCCGGGCTGACGACGGGCGAGTCCTCGCTGGATGAGCTTCGCGATGAGTTCGCTTCAGCACTCGCCGAGCTGACAGACGAGGAGTTCGCCGCCTTGCTGAGCTCTGGCCCGGGCAGCACCGATGCGGTGCGGTCCTGGTGGGCGTCTGGCCGGGCCGGCCGACTGGCCAAGTTCTCCAAGCTGATTGCCGACTTCATCCTGCGCTTTGGGCGTGCGGGCGCGCGCAAGGTCCTCGACGAGTTCAACCCTTCTGAGGACGGCTGGGCGGCGGACGTGATGGAGCCGTGGCTGCTGGCGGCTGCTCTGCACCATGCGGAGCTGCATGACGCTGCAGGGGAGCAGGCGTCGGTCGAGGCCGCGGTGGCGCCGCCTGAAGAGGGTGGCATTGCCGCGGCGCTGGTGCTGGCCGGCGGACTGTGGGCGGCTGCCGCCCTGACGCGGAGCGAGACGGCCGCGACGGAGGCTCTGTCGTTCGGCGGTCATGACGCGGCTGAGGCCTCAGGGGTCGGCTTCAAGGTGTGGCAGACCACCAGCAGCAACCCGAGGGCCCAGCATGCCGCGATGAACGGGGAGAAGGTCCCGCTGGGCGGGGTGTTCTCCAACGGCTTGCGCTGGCCCGGCGACAGCACGGGTGACGCAGACGAGACGGCGAACTGCCGTTGCCTTCTGACGTATTCGAATTCGGAGTGACCATGCGGACTAAGAGCTGCCCGGTGCGGATCAAGGCCGCGGGCACCCATGAAGGCACAGATGAGGGCGTGTTTGAGGCCATCGTTGCCGCCTACAACCTCGACAGCGTCGGCGACAAGATCAGCCCCGGGGCGTTCGCCGAGACCCTGGCCGAGTGGAAGGGTCGCGGCGATCCGATCCCGGTGCTGTGGTCACACATGTCCCACGACCCCGAGTACCACATCGGCGAAGTGCTGGAGGCCGAGGAGCGTCCGGAAGGGCTGTGGGTGAAGGCCCGCATCGACCTCGACGCCACCAAGGCGGCCCAGGTGTACAAGCTGTTGAAGGGGCGCCGCGTCACCCAGTTCTCCTTCGCCTACGACATCGAAGAGGGCTCGTGGGTGGAGCAGAAGGACGGCCCCGGCTACTACGAGCTGCGCAAGCTCAAGCTGTACGAGGTCGGCCCCACTCTGATCGGCGCCAACCAGGCCACCGAGTTGATCGACGTGAAGAGCGCGGGTGCCGCCGACATGCTTCCTGACCTGACCAAGGTGCAGGAGACGCTCGAGACCCTGAAGGCCGGCAGGACGCTGTCGTCCCAGAACGAGCAGCGGGTGCGCGACATCGCGCGCCTGGCGAAGGAGCTGCTGGACTCCCTCCCTTCCAGCGACAACGAATCGCAGGACGCCGAGAAGGCCACGCCTGCCCCGCCCGCTGACGCCTCGCCGCAGGAAGAGCCTGCGGCCAAGGCCGAGCAGCCCGCCGGGCCGAGCCCCGCCTCGCTCCGTCTGCACGCCGACCTGGCCGCGTTCGAGGCCGAGGTCTCCACGCTTACGGACTGAGGAGAACCGTGAACAAGATCGAGGAGCTGAAGGACCAGCTCAAGCACCACCTGCAGCAGGCGCAGGCCATCGCCGCGAAGGCGGACGACGAGGGCCGCGACTTCACCGACGACGAGCGCACCCAGGTCACCGAGCACATGGCCAAGGCGCAGGACGCGAAGGCCGGACTGGAGACGGCCAAGGCGTCGGCCACGATGCGGCAGGCCCTGGCCGACCTCGGCGATGACATCCAGCTCGAGGAGAAGTCGGCCGGTGAGCGCCGTACCCCGTCGGGGCTGGTCATCCCGGACGCCAAGGCGTCACTGGGCGAGACGTTCGTCAAGTCCGCCGAGTTCCAGGGCCTGATGGCGACCGCGCCGAACGGCGTGTTCGGCAAGGACCACCGGGTGCAGTCCCGGCCGGTCGGCTACAAGGCGCTGGTCACCGGCGGCTCGGACACCTCCGGTGGCGCGTTCGTCACCAACCAGATGATGGGTCTGCAGGTCGGGCAGCTGGCGTTCCAGCGTCCGCTGCGGCTGCGGGACGTGGTCACGAACCTGACCACCACGTCCGACACCATCGAGTACGTGCGGATGACGTCGCAGACGAACAACGCCGCACCGGTGGCGGAGTCGACGGCGACCGCCGACCCGGGCACGATGAACGCCGCGAACGGCGTGAAGCCGGAGTCGGCGCTGGCCTGGGCGAAGGTCACGACCCCGGTCCGCACCGTCGCGCACTGGATCCCCATCACCAAGCGCGCTCTGTCGGACGCCGCGCAGGTCCGCTCCATCATCGACGCTTTCCTCCGCTACGGCCTGGAGGAGGAGCTCGAGGACCAGATGGTGTCCGGCGACGGCACCGGTGAGAACCTCGAGGGTCTGTCCAACGTCTCTGGCGTGCAGGCGCAGGCGTGGGACACCAACCTGCTCACCACCACCCGCAAGGCCCGCACCAAGGTGCGCCTCGTCGGCCGCTCCACCCCGAACGCCTACCTGTTCAACCCGGCGGACCTGGAGGCCATCGACCTCCTTCAGGACAACGAGGCGAGGTTCTACTTCGGTGGCCCGTCCGGTCTGGGCACTGCGGGCACTCTGTGGGGCCTGCCGGTCATCGAGACCGAAGCCGTTCCCGCCGGCACCGGCTACGTCGGCGACTTCCGCAAGGCGGTGCTGTGGGACCGCGAGCAGGCGTCCATCACCATCTCGGACTCCCACGCGAACTTCTTCATCCGCAACATGGTCGCGATCCTCGCCGAGATGCGCGCCGCGTTCGGCGTCATCCAGCCGAACGCCTTCGTCGAGATCGACCTCACCGCCTGATCGGAGGCCTGACATGGCGTACCTGAACCCGGATGCGGGTGCTGCCCGCGAGGGTAAGCAGGCCGCGGCGGTCGCGGACATCCCGACTCCGGGATCGGCGACGGCCACCGACTGCGCCAACAAGATCAATGCTCTGCTCGCGGCTCTCCGCGCGGCCGGGCTGATCAAGTCGTCGTAGTGCTGGTCAACTCACGGACGGTCCGGGGCCGCTGCCCGACGTGCGGTGCCGCTCACGCCGCATGCGGCACGGCCTCGGACTCCACTCCCGTCGATGCACGAATGGAGGTGGCCGCCGTGGGCGGACCGCTGAAGAAGTACGAGGTCACCACGCCGCACGGCGTGAAGACCACCATGAAGCTCAACGAGGACGACGCCAAGCGGCTCGGCGTTTTCGGCGAACCCGAAAGCGACGCCGCGGAGCCGGCAGGTGGGGACGAGCAGCCGGCGGCGAAGAAGCGCGCTGTCAGCAACAAGGCCCGGACCGCGGCCAGCAAGGGCGGTGCGGGCGGTGGCGACGACTGACTACCTCGCCGACCCGGTCGATCTGGCCGTCTGGCTGGGCGTCCCGGCCGACGACGCAAAGCTGCTGCAGGCCCTGGGGGCGGCGTCCAGTCGTTTCCGGGGCGCGGTACGGCACCACGTGTCGCTCGTCGCGGGCGACACGGTCACGCTGGACGGCAACGGCAAGGAGTCGCTGCTGCTGCCGGCGGCCCCGGTCACGGCGGTCACCTCGGTGAAGCTGGACGGCGAGGCGCTCGTCTACGACACCGACTTCCGCTGGTCAGGGGACGGGTTTCTGCGACGTATAGGCGGCTGCTGGCCGGACAAGCTGCGGTGCGTCGAAGTGGTCTACAGCCACGGCTACCAGCTCATCCCAGAGGACATCGCCGAGGTAGTCATCGATCAGGCGCGCGCCCAGTACACGGTGCGCCCGGGCTTGACGTCGATGACGGTGGGCGGCCAGTCGGTCGGCTTCGGCGCCCAGGCGTCGATCGGCGTCACGGCGCAGTGGACGGCCGCGGTCGAGAAGTACCGTCTGAACAGTGGTGATGCACCGTGACGTTGATGTTCTACCAGGCGTTCGTGCGTTTGAGGGCGCCTCTCGCCGAGGACCGCTACAAGAACAAGAAGCGGGACTGGGACAACGCCGAGCGCGTCACCGTGACCGGGGTGAACATCCAGCCCGCCGGTGTTCCTGTGCGGTCGGAGGAGGACACCGACGACCGGCAGACCACGGTCACGGCCTGGAACCTGCAGTCCCCTGAGGGCGTCGACCTGGACCTGCTGGAGACGGACCGGATCGAGTTCGACGGGATGACGCTGGAGGTCGACGGCAAGGTCGGCCGCTGGCCCGACCCATTCGGCCCGGGCGTGCACCACGTGGAGGCCCGCTTGAAGGAGGTCGACTAGTGGCCCGCACTCGGATCACGATCGACCGCCGTGTTTGGCGGCAGATCGCCTCAAGCCCCGAGATGGCGTCCTACCTTCTGTCGATCGCCGAACAAGGCAGGGGCATCGCTGCGGCTCTGGCGCCCACCTACAGCGGCCCCACCTGGGGCAGCGCGATGCGCTCCGCGGACTACAAGCGGTCCCTGGAGGCGAAGCTGGTCCGCAACAACTTCGGCTGGCGCAGCGAGATCGCCGCGAACGTCGCCTACGCGGTGCAGGTCGAGTTCGGTACGGGCCGCCCGTACACATCGCAGGAACGCCCCCAGGAGGGCCATTCACCGAAGTGGCGGGTCCTGGGCCGCACGCTGGAAGCGATGAGGAGCTGAGCATGCCCCGAATCAAGCTGGCCAACTGGTATGGGGACAGGGCCCCTGGCGACGAGATGGATGTCGACGAAGTGATGCTGAAGCGGCTCCGCCGGGACGGGCTCGTCGCCGAGGTCGTCGAACCGCCGACCGAGGCGTCTGAGGCGGCGCCGGCCACGCAGCTGGAGAATCCTGTGCAGCCTGAGCCGGTCGTCGAGACGGGCCGCAAGCGGCGATGACACTGCCTGTCGCGCCGATGCCGGACGTCGAGCAGGTCGCCATTGAGCTGCTGGCCGAAGTGCTCGACGACTCAGTCACGGTCGACAGTGAGTGGCCTGAGAATCTGGCACAGAACCTTCCCGTCGTGGCTGTCACTCTGGGCCCCAGCGGCGGCTCCGCCATCAAGGCGGTCACGGCGAACCGGGGTCTGGATATCGACGTGCTGGCGGCTACCAAGGGCGAGGCGCGCGACCTTGCGGCCCTCGTCTCCGCGCACCTGCTGGCCGCCCAGGGGACATCTCGACCCGGCGCCCGCATCTACGGCGTCGAGGAGACCAGCTTCATCTGGCTGCCCGACCCGGTGACGAACACCCCCCGCTACGTGCTCGTGATGAGCATGGTGGTCCGCCCCGCGTAGCAGCACCCAACCCGCACTCCATCACCCATTTCACCCGTCGGCGTCTGGCCGTGCGGGTCCTCGCTATGCCTGGAGGCATCCCGTGGCGAACGACGCCGACAACGTGAGGGTCGGTCTCAACGGATCGATCTACATCGCTCCGAAGGGCACGACTGCCCCCGTCGACCTGGACGCCGCCTGGGGCGACGGTTGGGTGGACCTCGGCTATCTGTCCGACGACGGCGTGGAGATGTCCTACTCGACGGAGTCCGAGGACATCAACGCCTGGCAGTCCCTCAGCCCTGTCCGCAAGGTCTTGACGGGCGTGGACATGACGCTCGGATTCACCGCGATCGAGCTGAAGGCCGCCACGATCACGCTGTACTTCCCGAGCGCGACGCTGACGACGGTCTCCGGCACCGTGAACAAGCTCAGCATCCCGGCGGCGCCGGCCCCGGACGAGCGCGCGATCGGCCTGGAGTGGATCGACGGCGACATCAAGAACCGGCTGATCATCGCCCGCGGCGAGGTCACCGACCGGGAGGCCATCACCCTGGCCCGCTCCGGCGCGGTCGGTCTCGGCATGACCGTGTCCGCCTACGCGGACACCGCCCCCGAGATCGCCGTGTGGCTGTCCAACGACCCGGCCTGGGGCACCACGCCGTAACCCGAACCCCCGGCAGGCGTGCCATGCGGGTCGCGCCTGCCGGGCCTCAACCCGCTACAACCCGCGAGGAGAACAGCATGGCCACCAGCAAGAAGAGCGCAGAGGCGACCGAGGTCATCTCCCTCGACGCCCTCGCAAAGCAGCGACGGGACGCCCTGCCGAAGCCGACGCCCTATGAGCTGTTCGGCGTCGAGTTCACGATGCCGCCGGTCAAGAGCCTGCCGATCGACCTGCAGGAGCGCATCGGTTCCCTGGAGAACGGCTACGGCGTGATGGTCGAGGCCCTCGGCCGCGACAAGATCAAGGAGATGGTCGCCGCCGGCTTCACCCTCGGCGACCTGGAGCTCATCGCGGAGGACTGGCAGAAGCGCAACGGCGTCGAGCCGGGGGAATCCACGGCCTCGTCCGATTCCTGAGGGAGTACGGCGAGGCCGTCGAGTGGGACGTGGCCCGGTACTGGCCGGGCCGGTCCTTGCTGGAGCTCTACCGCGGGGAGATGTCGTGGCGTGAGCTGCGCGTGTTCCTGCGGTACCTGCCCACAGATTCGGCGACCGCGCGCGCCGTGCGCGGCGCCACCGCGGACGAGGAGGCGTGGACGCTGGACCGGCAACTGCTGGCCAGTGCGGTCGACGCGATCCGCGAGAACACCTTCGCCACGGTGAAGCTCGGCGGCGACCCGAAGAAGACGGGGCGCCTCAAGCCGCCGCGACCGATCCCTCGGCCGGGCGTCGAGGAACCGAAGAACGCGACGAACACGATCCGCTTCGGGGGCAAGTACGGCTCCGGGGCGAAGCAGCTGGCGGCCGTCTTCGGAAGGCCCGCCGCGACTCAGTAACGGGGGTGCGCGGTGGCTGCTGGTGGCGTGCTCGTCGGACGCGGATACGTTTCGATCCGACCCGAGTTCGAGGGGGATTGGTCCCGCTCCGTCAACGCCCGCGCCTCCAGCGCGGGACGGTCCGGGGCGGGCGCCTTCTCGAAGGCTTTCGGCGCCGGCCTGAAGGGCATCGGCGCCCTGGCCGGTATCGCCATCGGCGCGAACCTGTCCTCCGCTGCCGCCGGTGCCGCGGCGCTGGCGCCCGCGCTCACCACGGCCGGGGCCGCAGCCGCCGCCCTGAAGATCGGGCTCTCCGGTGTGGGGGAGGCACTCAAGGCCGCCTTCGATACGTCGGGCATGGCGTCGGACGCCAAG